CCCAATCCAAAACTTAACCATAAACCCATTCCATTTGTAGACCCAACCCAAGTTCCAGAGGTATCCCCAGCAATTGTTATAGTCTTATACTCAAAGGTATTGGCAGATGAAATAGTGTAAGCAAAGGGATAAGCTCTGTCTCTTGCGCTGTTTTTAATAGCGCCGCCAAATGTGCCTGTTAGACTTGACCGAACCCAAAATGAAAGCGTAATTGTTTTTGCAGATGCCGTTCCAAAAGCAAGGTCTGCTGAATTAAAGCCTTCAATTTTTTGCTCTATGTTGAAAATGTCATTCCCGCTGTCAGCAGTAGCGGCTAATGAAGTAACCAACAAGGAGTTTGAAAACCCAGCAGGAGCGGTAGTAGACTGCTGAACGCTGTACTTGTTGTACGCCGCACCACCATCAAAAGAGTTTCCACTCCAACGGTCTAAACTATATGCGCCATTAACTTGTGTGTAACTAGCCCCAGCGTTCCTCTGGTCAATCCGCATATCTCCGTTGATGATGCGATTGCGCCCTGCCATGTTAGACACGGTAGGGGTGTACCCGTTGATGCTTGCTGTGTTGCCACCACTAGCATCGGTGATGGCATTGGTTGCTAATGTACTCATGGCTTTGGATACTCCTGTTTCACTGCGGCAATCGTTGCCTTCCAAGCGTCAATGCCTTCGTGGTAGATGGTGTCTAGCTGGTCAGCGATTGATGGGTAGGCTTGGGCACGTTGGTCTTTGTATGCGTTAGGATCAACCCAAGCGTTAACAGCATCCATGTCAATAGTGACTTGGTTACCTTGTGCGTCAAAAGCGCCATGCTCATCAGAAACAGAGACAACTTGTGGGTAGAGTGTAAAAACAGCGTTATGGTTCATGCTGAAATCTCCATTAAAGTCAGTGCTGTTGGAAAACCCCCGCTTGTGTCAGTTCCGCCAGTTCCTCCAGCGCCAATACGAGAAGTACCCGCCTCCGCTCTAATCTGCACTTTATAAGTAACTGGTGAAGTGGTACTTGGAGAGTCTAACTTTGCTCCACTGGTTGGAATACCTGTTTGGCTATATACACCAGAGAACAGCATAGTAACTAAAGGGTTAATAACTACCGTGCTATCTCTTACAACTTGAATCCATGTATATTGATTTGCACTGCTATTTGATGTAAATGAATCAATCATTACTAAAATTTTACTGCTTGACGAAGTTGGCGTTATCGAAGCAACATACCCAGTAACATCAACAAAAGAAGTGCTTGTTGTTGAAAACGGTGTTCTTTCGTACATCTGCACCACCTGAATCACACTACCCGCTGGCATTGCTGACGTTGGAACACCTGCCGTGGTCAACACCGTCCCCGCTTCATCAGGCAGGGTTAGCGTCCTATCTGTATTACTATTTGGGGATGCTATTGTAAAGATACCTGTCCCACTGGCATCCCCTTGGATGGTTACCTTGGACATTACAACTCCTCAACAATAGCCTTCAATGCGTCCACATCAGCGGCGGCATCAATAGACGTTTGTACACCAGCATACTTGGCACGAATAGCCGCACGAGCTTCTTCAGCCGCAGTAGCCTCAGATGGGATGGTGGCTTTTACGTCCAATGGTGCAAACTCTGCTGCACGTTTGGCACGGCGAACTTCGTGGGCAATGCCCTTGGCTTTATCTACGTTAACTGTAATCATGCTGAATACTCCCATGCGTTGCGGAATGTACGGTCGCTGGGCACATCAGCCACATCGACAATCTTATAGGGCTTACCTGCTGGTACAGCCTTTAGCACCTGCTCTTGTGTAACGCCGGGTGCAGGAACGATAACGGCAACACCGCCTTCGTCTGTTGGGTAAATTACTCGTTTGTTGTCCATAATGAACTCCTTAAAAATTAGTTGCTGAAGATGGCGACATGGCAATACACAGGGTCAACAGTGGAACCATTTTCGGTTCTCCAACGATGTTTAACTGAAGAAACTGTAGGAATATCAGATTGTGTAGCCATTGCATTAAAGTCATTGTATGTTCCAGCAGGTCCACTTACGACTGCATAATTAGCATTTACCATCGCAGTCGTAAAGTTAATTGTATAATCACCAGTGCCATTATCAGTAATACTGCTCACATTGTATGACTCCCTAATCGCCACAGTCCCGCTGCCATTAAAGTTAACCCACGCCTTACAAGCCTGTTGACCTGTTTGCATTGAGGTGCTATCTGGAAAGGTAACACCATTTGTTCCGCTTATTGTTGTACTCATGGGATTCCTTTAGCTGAAAATGGTGACATTGATGATGTCTGCATCAGCAACTGATGTGCCAGAGATAATACCGACACGAACAATAGAAGTTGTGTTGCTTCCTCCGGGTCCATAAGCAGGTGCTTGCGCATAGACGTTTGCAGTCCCTGCATAACTAGCAGTTGCCAACGCCGCATATGACGTATCTGGCATGGCTGTTGTCAAATTAACAGCGTAAATTCCAGTACCATTATCAGTAATAGAGCTAACATTAAAAGCCCTACGAATAGCCACCGTACCTGTTCCGTTAAAGTTAACCCAAGCCTTTGCTGTCCCGTTAACCACTGTGTCTACTGGGACGGTTGCGTTGCTAGGGGTGCTTAGTGTTTCTGTTTTAATTGTTGACATATTAGCTCCTAGCGGAAGATGGTGACTGACACCACCTCGTTGTCAAGTACAGTAGTTACTTCATTTGTTGTTCTAAGTTTTACATCGGTTGTTGTTTGGGTTGCCGTTAATGTAGTGCTCTGAAGTTGTAACCTACGATTTAAAGTGGTTATCCCTGACACAGCATAATTAGCATCCACCATCGCATTGGTAAAGTTAACTGTGTAATCACCAGTACCATTATCAGTAATGCTACTCACATTCCCTGCCGCCCTAATCGCCACAGTCCCTTGCCCATTGAAATTTACCCAAGCCCTACACTTGTAGTTCTCTGTGCCATCATCGTTAATCCATCCGTTAAAGTTAATATTTCCGCTCATACAACCACCCAGAAAGAACCAGTTGGAACAGTAACCGTGACACCCGTGGCAACTGCAATATCACCTATACTCATAGCGTTCTTGTTTGTGCCGATTGTGTAGTCGCTAGTGATAGTGTTATCAGTCTCATAGAAAGCAACATTTGTTTCACTGCCTCCTTTACCAACACCAGCAGCACCAGTGATGTAACCATTTCCGTTTAATACAATACTCATATCTATCCTTTAAATAACAACCCAGCGTGAACCATCTGGGATTGTAACTGAAGCACCACTATTAATCGTAATTGGTCCAGCAGACATTGCATTACTATTAGCTGTGATTGAATAACTTGTTGTTATAGTCTTGCCATTCTCGTAGAATATGGCATCATCACCACCACCAGTAGCTCCACCACCACCCCCAACTTCACCCCAAGCAGTACCGTTATAACCTTCGAATCCATTTGTTTCAGTATTAAAACGAAACTTACCAGCAACACCAGCACCACGTTGCGCCTCTGTGCCTTTAGGTACTGTTACTGCATCTGTGCCGGATAGTACAAGATTACTATTTAATTTTGTATGAGTAATGCTGCCATCAGCAATACGAGCAATTGGTAGTGTTCCTGTAGATATATTACTAGCTGAAATATTATCCAAGGATGCTACAGGAATATCATAATTACCTGTAATTATACTTGCTAGATTTCTTGCATTACTCATTTAATTACACCTTAAGGCTTTGTTGGCCAAACAACGGTATCGAGTGATTGATATGTGTCTGTAATATCACGCAACGCTTGGCGATATGCCGATTGTTCCGCAGACATTGTTAAGTCGGATGATGCCCACCAATCGGTTGCGGCAATCAATCGGTCACGTTCAGCACGTAGTGCTTTCAGTGGTGCCACTGCTTCTAATTCATCGGACTTGGCTTTTAATTCAGCCCAGGTAAAACCCCAGTCAGATGGATTATTTGATACGATTGCAGAACCATTGGCATCAACACCAGTGACTTTACCAAACATAGTGGTAAATTCTGCTTCCGTTTTAGGATCACCATTAAGCACCCATTCAGTGATGCCTAATGTAGATAGTGCTTCAGTAAGTAACATTTTTTATTTCCTTTTCATATGGATATAGTGCGTAAATTGCTGTGTGGTTCATCCTGAAATCTCCATTGCTGTAATTGTTGACGCAGTAACGGCTGAATAGCTTTGACCTCTAACTTGAGATGTTTGATCGTTTATAACTATAGTACCACTACCTTGAACACAACCAGCTCTTAAAGTATAAGTAGTTGCAGATGTTGTATTAGGAGTATCTAGTACGGACATACAAACATTAGGTGTTGAGTTAGTATCATCTCCTCCGTTATATACGTTTACCGCCATTCTGTTATTATCAGGTTCACTAATTGGATCTCCAATTGCTATAGCCGTATCATTGCGATAAATGCGTATAGCACCCGCAGCGCCAGAAATACCTGCATTTAAATAAAAAGATACAAGAACTTTATTTGATGTTGATGTTGGCGTAATAGTTACAGTCAATCCAGTAATTGGTATATAGCTAACAGATGTTGTAGTAAAACTATTGGTCTTAGTTGCACTAACAACCTGCAACACACTACCCGCTGGCATATCGGTCGCTGTAAGTGCGGAGAACCCTATATCGGATATAGATGGAGTATCACCATTACTCATTTGGATGGCATCAACTTTAATTATACTGGTCATCCTGCAATCTCCATAACTGTAATGGTTGAAACAAAGCGCCCAGAAATAGGCTGATTACCGTCAGTTTCAGCACTTTTGTTAATCCATAAAGTCCTACCGCTTTCCACTTGTCCCTGCATTTTGTATGTAGTTGCGGATGTAGTTGCTGGGGAATCTAAAAAGTTCAGTGGAGCAAATACTGTATTGTCAGTATTACAAATACCCTGAGCGCCTATTGTGAAGCGACCACGAGAACCGTCTGCATCAGCAATACAAATAGCTGTTGAATTTCTTACAAGTTGCATCGCGGCCAAATAAGGAGCAGCAGCGTCACTATTGCCCCAACAAACACTACCGGTAATAAGAATCTTGCTACTAGAGGATGATGGTGTAATTGTGGCTGATAAACCGGTAATATCCACCATACTTCCGCTGGTTGTAGTGAATGTATCTGTCTTAGTTACACTAACAACCTGAATCACACTACCCGCAATAGGAGCGAAGTTAGGAATGGAAACCTGTGCTGTGTCCTTAGGAAGAATTTGATTTACATATGCGATACTCATCCTGCAATCTCCATAAGTGTTATTGTGGATAAGGGAATTGTGTCGTAGTCTCCTATCAAAAGTTGAAAAATACGCGATCTATTGATATAAACAAGATTCCCACCATAACAGCCCATTTGTATCTTATAAGTTATACTAGATGTAGTGTTTGGGCTGTCTAAATAAACGTTTGAAGTTGGAGCTATTGAATATCCATCATTAGTTGAATGGTAGTTGTTTGCAACCGCGTTCCCAACTGGTCTTCCACCTTCTGATGTTCCGTTTCCTATATATGTTGAATCTCTTAAAATACGAACAAACATATTGTATGAGTCGTATTGACCTAAAAATACATTGTATTGAACTAATATTTTTGAGCTTGCGCTAGATGGCGTAATACTTGCTTGTAGTCCAGTGTCTACTGTTGTATTAGAACTAGTAGAGGCTGAAGCAGTTGTTCCCAGATAACCCTGAACAACCTGCAACACACTACCTGCAGGAGGAATAAATCCACTACTCGCATCGAGTGTCTGTCCGGCAGGAATTAAAATCTTATTTGCATTCGCACCAGAGGCCGGACCTCTGATTGTTTGTACTGTTATTTCACTTGCCATATATTCTTATACTACCGTAAATGTACCATTGATGGTTATAGTGCTATTTATAGTGACTGGACCAACCATCATTGCGTTCCGGTCCGAGTCAATAAACACATCACTATCAATTGTATTAGGGTTAAAATAAAGTCCACGGTTTGAAATATGACCGACGACATCCAATGTTCGTTCTGGTGTTGGGGTGCCCAGACCAATATCACCTGTTGGTGTAACGTAAAGCCGTGTTGTGGCAGCAGTTCTTAATTCTAAAGTTTCTGCTGTACCATTACCTCGTACTTGTACGGATCCATCGCCCCAAGTAAGACTCTGCAAATCATCAAGGTTAACTTCATTGTTATTTACAAAGAGTTCACCATTGATAATTAGTGTGCCTGACATAGTATCGCCAGTTTTTGCTACTCGGCTTGATAGGTCAATACTACCTATAAGTGAATCAACCTCACCTTTTCTATAAGCAGTTTCGTCAATAATTGTACCTACGGATTGGTCTCTATAATTAACATAGATATTTGACACGCCCGTGGATGGTGCTTCTGAAAATGTTAGTGTTGTATTAAATACAGAATATGAACCATCATAGGGTGATTGCTGAACGTTGTTGACCAATACCTCAATCTGTTTTGCATTCAGTACAGCACGATTTAACGTAAAGTCAACTGATGAATCATCACCATTAAATGATTGTGAATTGAGTGAAGAGAATGCAACTGGTATAATTGCAGCAGATGATCCAATATAAGACATTAAGTTATCTCCAATACACTCATAATAACATCGGCCGATGCTGCGGTATTCGTAGATACCTTAATCACATCACCAATTTCCAGTACAAGTTTTTGATCACCACCGATGGGAATTAAAGCACCACCTGCGGGAACAAGCGCATCCTTAATAAGGTAACAATCCGTGCCGCCTGCGGTAACTATCACGGATGCCGTAATAGTGGTTCCCGTCACATTGGCAATTGAGTAACCAATTACCGTTGTGTTTGCACTTGCCGTGAGTATTGTAGACGGTGAAGTCCCGACACCAGCAGTTGCATAATTTTTAAATGTATTTGCCATATGATTTCCTTTTATTATTTATCCAAGTGCAATGGCCATTGCTACTGCTGTGCCAACAGGATCTGCTTCAATAGCTCTTGCTTGTACGTAATCACTATCAACAAGTGCAACTACTTGAGCCGAATCAACGTAATCATTACCGAATGATGGTATCGTCGGCGTATTGGTAAAGTTGTTATAATTTAAATAATAACTACCGTCTTGACTGTCTAATTTCAGCGCATTGGTAGCATTACCAGTAAATGTTGAAGCCGTTAAATTACTTGTTGCCTTATCAAATGTAAACTTGGTTGTGCCATTATCAGTAATGATGAAACTTGTGGCATCAGCCTCAAGCTCCATTTCAAAGGTGTTGTTGACACCGTCGTAGAACATCCTTGCGTCGATATCGGCTCCCCATCTAATGTAATCATTATCACCATTTAATGATACATAACTACTAAAAGATGCAAAAGTTCCAGAAATTGAACCAATAAAAGTACCAGCGGACAAAAAGTTTAAGTGAGGGTTGTAAAAAAGATTTGTATCTACACCTAATGCATAATTACCTGTTGAGTTGCCATTAGCAAACGGTATATAAAAACTGGCTGATGTGCTTGTATTTGTTAACGTAACTTGATTTGAAATCAGCGCATTGGTGGCGTTATCAACACTATCAACCAAAGCATTTATATAAGCAGAATTAATAACCCCCTGAACAGTGGTACTATCCAGATAGTTAGCATCATTTACAAATGTACTAATATTACTAGGTGTATTGGTAAAGTTATTATAATCTAAATGATAAGCACTATTCTGACCACCGAGTGTATCAGCATCAATTGTCAATGCGTTAATAAATGCCGCATCCACATCTGACGTAATAATTGCACTTACACTTGCAGAATCAACATAATCATTGCCGAATGATGGTATTGTTGGTGTATTGGTAAAATTATTATAATCAAGATAAAATGATGGTGCTTGATTGTTCAACTTAGCCGCATTTGTTGCGTTACCAACACTATCAACCAACCCATTAATGTATGCTGAATTAATAACCCCTTGTACAGTGGTACTATCCAGATAATTGGCATCGTTTACAAATGTAGTTACATTGATAGGAACATTTGTAAAGTTAGTATAATTTAAGTAATACGCACCATTTTGGTTATTCAACAAGGATGCGTTTGATGCAGTACCAGTTAATGACGCAGTAATATTACCTGCCGCAAAATTACCACTAGCATCACGTGTAACAATTGCTGAACCTGTGTTCAGAGCAGTTGCCGTTGTGGCAGAGTTCTGAACTTTACCTGCAGTACTAATTGTAGCAAGTTTAGTATCAACAATATCTGCAGTAGCATTAATATCAGCATTAACAATAGAACCTGGATTATATACGGTGGTAAGTTGGACGTTGCCAGTACCATCAAATGATACACCAGTTGCTGTAATATCACCAGTTAAACTAAATGATCTACCTGTTGTAAGTTGTGTTGCCGTGGTTGCACTTGATGCATTACCACTTAGTGAACCGTAGAAAGTATTTGCCTGAACACTAGATAATGCAAATCCATCAGAATCAGAAATGGTAACAGTAGCGCCATCAAGGTTCTGAGTCAAACCATCAAAGAATCTCCAACGGCCATCAGTTGCACTTCTATATAAACCGGCGTATTTAATACCACCAGGGCCAGTCTCGTTATAATTACCAACAAGACCGAGATCAAGATTCAATTCAGTTGGGTTTGCATTCCAAACATCAGAAACTTGGTGACCAGTTTCGTTAATGAATTGTACAGAAATATTATTTCTTAGTGCCGCAGTTAATCCATTACTGATTAAATTCCAAGTAGTAAGACCATTGGCTGAATCAAATCCAGCACCATATCCATAGGTACCATTAAATGAACCGTATGACATCTGATCGGAATCTGAGATACCCCATTCAATAACATCGCCACTGGAATCAGCAGAAACTATTCTTACAAAATAGTATAGATCTGAGTCACCTCTGTACGATCCAATAAATGTAGCATCATCCAACCCACCACTACTTTGATATGAAGTACCAAGTGTATTACCATCCAAGAGTTTTACAAGGTTTGATGAAACCGTAATATCTTGTGTTGTTGCAGAAGTTGTAGTACCGACAACATTTAAATTGCCGCCTACTGTTAGATTCTGATCTATCCTAGCACTACCGGTAACTCTTAATTGTTCTTGTGTGTGACTATTGATATCAACATAAATTGAACCACCAGCATTTGCTGAATCAATAGTAAATGCAATACCAAGGTCTATTGGGTAGTTAGGATATCCTGGTGCCACGGCCTGAAAACCGCCACCTGGTGCTAAATGGAATCTTTCACCAGAAATAAGAGCAGTTGTATCAATATCCTGGATCCAACCACGAGTTAAAACATATCCGTGTGAACCATTGGGAATATTTTGTGCTGTAATACCAATGACTTCATACTTGCCATCAACTGCTGCATCTGCTGAATAGATTAATGGATGATGGCCATGAATAGGATGTCCAGGAATATGTACACCATCTGTATAAACTGGAGTACCTTTAGGAATGGATGTGCCAGAACTATTTCTACCTCTTACAAATTCTCTTTCACCAACATATTGCACATAATCTGAATCACCCGTATGGAAAGCAATTGTCTTACCATCTTGATCATACCACATTCTACCTTCGTCCCATGCAGGGCGAAGTGTATAATCAACATCAGTAAATTTAAGAGAAGAATCAATAAGCATTGTTGATGCTTGAACTGATCCAGAAACAATTAATTGATCCTCAATTCTTAAATATTCATAATGTTCAGTAAAAGGATCTACCAAAATAGAACCCGTTGAGGAATCTACTCGGATAATTTTACCGACATGCATTGGGTAACCAGCATCAACGGTTACTGGTGTTGTTGTCCACTTACCAGCAGAATCCTTAGAAAGATATACATCACTGCCGGCAGTTAGACCACCAGTATTAACATCTCTTACTAAACCGAAACGTGTGACATAACCGTGAGCATTATCAACAATGTCTTGAGTTGCTACTGCAATAGTACCAGATGTGGAACCATTTGCTTGAGCTTTTGATATAGATGGATGTGTCCCGTGAGCAGTACCTGAAATATAAACAACGTCACCATTGTTAATGGCTTCGCCTGTTTGGTTATGGACATAGATAAGACTTTCTTGTCCAATGTTAATTGTGACCTCAGTACTACCTTCAGTAGTAGTAGGAATAAAACTCAAACCTTTTTGCGGATCTGAATCCCAATATAGGGCACCAGATACATTGGAATATGAACCTGGTGTTGTATTGAAATTAATACCACCAACAGATGCAGAATCTACGGTTATCTTTCCAAATACAACATCAGATGTAATACCAACATCTTGATCAATTGAAACCACACCATTTGTGATATCAACACCAGTACCACCAGTAAAGTGAGCTCTTGTTTCTGCTGCAGATGGTCCAGTGTAGGTAAACACACCAGTGCCGTTATTATAAGAGAAACTACCATCACCACCAGCATCAACTGCACTTACAGCATTCTTTGCTGCACTATCAGCACGGGCTGTGGTATAATATAAATTATCGCCTTCTGTTAGATCAGTGGTCGTTACGGCATCAGTATCCAGGGCAAGACCTAAATCACTATCAAAATTTGCCTTAGAGTAAATCTGTTCAACATCAATACTAATAACACCAGTAACTGGATCATAACTAATATCGCCTGCGCCACTAATGGCATTCTTTGCATCACTGTCTGCACGTGCAGTAGTATAGTAAAGATTGTCACCTTCGGCCAAGGTTGTTGTTGTAAATGGATCCAACGTAACAACAGTGGTGAATAAATCACCATCAGTGGTATTAATTCCTAACTGGCCTGAGGAAGAATCATAGGTAAAATCAGTAACAGTTGCAATGGCAACGGTACCGATGCTATCAATCTGACCTCTGTCGTTGACTGTAAATACAGGCATTCGAACCGAACTACCGTAAGTGCCAGAATCAACACCAGTAGCGGTAATGCTTAAAGTATTTGTTCCTGCATCATAAGATAGACCATCACCATTCAGCGCAGCTTCATCAATAGAGACATTAAAGTCTGAATCAAAATTTGCTTTGGTGTAGATTTCTTCTACATCAATACTAATAACACCAGTATTTGGATCATAACTAATATCACCAGCACCACTGATTGCATGTCTTGCATCACTATCGGCACGGGCCGTGGTATAGTATAGGTTGCCACCTTCTGTGATATTATCTGTACTAAAATAAGCAGCAAGTTCTGCAGAGTCAATATTGATTGTATTATTTGCAGTATTATAATTAATACCCACACCACCAGTGACGGCAGCATCCAAATCGGAATCAAAATTATCAGCAGTATAGACCAATTCAACATCAATACTGAATGTACCAGTATTAGCATCATAGGTCATATCACCACCAGCATTCAAGTAGCTGCGGATGGTTTGAATAGATGTGTTATCACCTAAGGCAGAATCAAATCGTGCACGAGTATAGTAAAGATTACTACCTTCAACCAAATCACTTGTCGTGTATGGATCAAGCGTAATGACTGTATTGAATGATTGACCATCTGTGGTGGTAACATTAAAATTACCAGTGCCGGAATCAAAGTCAATTGACTCAACGGAAGCAACATTCGTCTCGGTTGCAAGTGTTAATTGACCTTGAGCATTAACAGAGAATACTGGTATTCGAGTAGAAGAACCATAGGTCGATGCAGTAACACCAGTATTGGTAATATCCAATACGTTTGTAGTTGGATTATATGAAAGTCCAGTACCTGCGCCAATTGCAGAATCCAACAACGTTGTAACACGTTCATGTGTATAGTAAAGATTATTACTACCTTCTGCTAGGTCATTTGTTGTGTTTGCATCCAAAGAGAATGGAGCAGGAGCACCATTTGAATCTTTTACTGCAAATGAACCTGCTTGATCTACAAGACTAATACCACCCAAGTAAATGGTATTACCACTTAGATGTAGTTCTTTCCATTTCTTTGTTGGACTACCTAAATCATAGGTGCTGTCCAGGTTTGGCAATAGGTCACCATCAATTGTTTGGATGGCAAGAATAAAATCAGAATCAAAGTTTTGGGCAGAATAGATTTCTTCAACATCAATACTAAATTCACCTGTGGCGGAATCATATGATAAATCACCACCGGCGCTGATGTAACTTCTGACTAAATTGACTAGTGACGTGGTGACGTAATTACCACCAGCATCCGAATCGTACAATAATATATCACCCGTCAGCTTACCGTTTGTATTAACACCTACTAGGTTATCAATATTTGCAGCAGTCGATATATTCTTTGTTAATGGTACACCAACAACAATCTTTTTGACTATTGTTCTTCCTGTCGTTAAAACTTGTATTGCCATATTATTTTTACTTTGTGACTGATGGTGTTACCTGAATTCTACCTTCAAGGATTCTTTCAATAATGGTATCACCTGAACTGTCAAGGAAGGACAATTCCACATCGTAAACATATCTACCGGCTTTTAAAGTATCTGTCTGGGTATTTGTGAGGCTAAGTGTTAGAATACCATCCGTGGGGTCTGCACTAATGCCTGTGGTAAATGTAAGAGTATCGGCAGAATCACTGTTGTAATTCTTTTTCATTTTGGCAGAAACCGAGTGGTCTGACAAATCTTTCTTTGCGCCGGTAATGTCAACACATTGTAGCTCAATGGTGACGTCTGCACCCTGATCGATGCTAAATTCTTCATAGGTGGCCATGAAATGTCCTTGGTTTGATTTCTTTGTCGGACGTATACATAACGCCCCTGCCCAAACTATTTATACATTAAATAAGTTTAGTAACCTATAATCATAAATCGTTTGTATTTTTCGGTTTGTAGTTCCAAGGTCTTTATAATTTGTAAATTGACTGAATTTTCAAAGTCTTTTAATGAATTTTTACAATTAATATGTCCATCAATTCCGAAGTAATCATTACTTTGTAGTACAGTTAAAGCACTACGTTTCTTTTTAGATAAAAATTCATTTAATTCATCATCGCTAATATGCTCACAAGCAGTGCAAATGATTTGATCATAATCAGAAACATCAATCTCACTCATTCGTTGTGTAATATGTTTTAAGTGTGGATACAATCTTTTACCAAATTCTCTACACTTCGGATCCATATCACATATAGTAATATCAGAATAATATTCACCACGGTAAAGCATATCACCTAAAAGACCATACCAGCCAGCAGCAATAAGTATTTTTGCATCATTAAACATATCAAAGTACTCAAAGCAGTTTTCAATTAACCATTCTTTACTTTGAACTTGATTATCATTAATAGAATTTACGATAGTCTTTACATCATAAATATTATCACAACGATCAATTGCATTTAAAATATTTTTATAATTCATATACATATTTATTATGAAACGCATCATTTATAGTTTATACATTGACCTTGATAAAGCTGAATTGGATTACCAAAGACCTTATACTTGGGATCCAGATCAACTGCCAAAAACTGAAAAGACTAAGCTCTTATTTCAGGAATACTATCCGTGGCTTAAAGAACGACAGATTGAATATGCAAATACTATTGGCATCGAATATCGTTTATATGAAAATGATGAGAAATGGCAGAATTATAAAAAATTCTTTAATGAAACCTATCCACAAATTACTGCTTATAATATTGTAAACTTTTATAAAATTCATTTACTTTATGAATTGGCTAAAGAATACGATGAAATACTTTACTTAGACTTTGATGTAGTACCATTAAATAATGATAACTTCTTTGAAGCATGGGATTTACAAAATAATGGTATTGCAATTCTGCAAAACAATTCACATGTATTATATAAATTCCATGAAATAACAAATAAAGAACATCCGTCATCTATTCGATCACCAACGGCAAAATATTGGAACTGCCGAGCAATGCTAATGGATTCTAACCTATCTGGTGACAATGACGTGTTTAATACTGGTATTATTGGAGCATCATCAAATGATTTAATGAAACTGGCTTACTGGGATGACTTTAATGACACATTAGAATTAATGAATGAATTAAAGAATGAAAATGATATGTGGCCAGAGGAAATACGTCGGATGTTTGGTTACGATAATGAAACCATTTGGAGTTATAAAATAAATATGAATGAAGTGAAAATTCAATGGCTAGATGAAAAATGGCATCACTTCTTTGACCGATGGGATTATATAAAACCCGGCACTACATTATGTCATGTAATTAATAAAAAATTTGATTTTGTAAAATCTTGGTATGAAAAGAATAGTCTATAGCATTTATACTGATGAGTTGGATCCAGGTCATAAATCATCATCAGATTTTAAACTTAGTCAATTCAAGAAATATAAACAACATTTACATAAAGCGCAAAGAGATTATGCTGTTAACTGTGGCGCATCATATATGTTATTTGAAACAAGAACAACAGCATATGATGATATACAATTTGAAAAAATATTTTTGCTTGAAGAGTTAAGTAAAGATTATGATGAGGTTCTTTATCTTGATTTTGATGTAGTACCAAATACAAATTTAAATTTCTTTGATGTCTGGGATTTAAATACTATATGTGCATACAATATAGACAGGACACCCGATAGAGATAGATTAGTTAAATCATTATCATATAATAATTTTGATTCAATGAATATCTATTGTAAAACTTGTGCTAAAAATGCAATGTTAGAATTAGATGGGTTGAATGGTTCGAACGGAATAATTAATACAGGTGTAGTCGGTGGCAATAAAAAATCAATTGAGCTATTAGATTTTAATAATAGATTTGATGAGATAGCCAAAACATTACAAATGGCAATCGAAGATAATTTATATCCGGTTGAGATAAACCGGCATTGGAAAAGTAATAATGAAGTATATTTTACCTATATCATAGAAAGATATAATATACCATTTACTAATATTGGATTGCCTTGGAATTTTTTATTGGATGATCTTAATCCAGAAATTTCTGCAGGTGGTTATCTTTTACACCACGTAAGAAAAGAATTTGGTAAATCATTTGATTAACACTAAAGTGTATTATAACATTAAATCCTTACAAAAAAATTACAAATGAGAATTATATGAGCTGGAATAAACATGGCATACAAATACAATTAGATACTACAACGTACTGTAATGCTAAATGCCCTATGTGTCACAGAACTAATCCGGAGGGTCTTGATAAAGTAGATTGGTTACCATTAACTCAATGGACGTTTGATGATTTCAAGCGTGCTTTTAGTCCAGTTGATTTAAAATTAATTACAAGTATTTCATTTTGTCCAACTTGGGGTGATGCAATGATGAGCAATCACACATATAATATGGTTGAATATATCTTTGAACACAATCCATTGTGTAGAGTTGCCATTGATACTAATGGATCTATTAGAGATGAAACTTGGTGGTGGGAATTTGGTTTGTTATCAAAAGCCGGTAGATATGATTTAATAATCAATTTTGATGTTGATGGTACTACACAAGAGATGCATTCAAAATATAGACAAGGTACTGACTTGCAAAAAGTTTTAAATAATATGAAAGCATACTCTGAAACAAAATCCAAGGCTCATGTCCAGACAATTGTGTTTAAACACAATCAACCGTACTTGAATGATATTGCTAATCTAGTAAAAGAATATGGTGCAATTCTACATACCTGGGTTTATAGTGATAGGTTTGATTCACCTACAGATATAAAAACATTTGAGTTTATTGATGCTGATGGTAATAAACAAATATTGGAAAAAGCAGATGATCCAATTACCAATAAAAACTATCAGGAACAAATAGAAAAATTTAGTAATACTATTAATTGTTCTTGGCAAAAACAAAATAAGATAAACATTTCATTTGACGGACAAGTACACTCCTGTTGCTACTTTGGTAATGCCTATGATAGAAAATCACCCTGGTTTATGAACACACCATTACTTAAAGAATACACTAAGGATAATAAAAACTTAAATATATTTAATAATTCATTAAGTAATATAATCAATCATGAATGGTTTAAAACTAAGTTGGCTGATAGTTGGGAATCTGAAACACCCATAAAACAATGTGTCAATCATTGTTCCAGTAGAATTAAAATGCCCGATTATTTTAGAGAATATATTCCAATCACACCAATATGATACGAGTAATATGTGTTCGCACTGGAGACAAATACTCTCAGTGGTATGAAAATAATCTAAAGCATATGATTGACACATACTCTAGTTTGGAGTATGATTCATTTGAAGTCATTCGTGATAATGAATACGAATTGCAGGTATTTAACAAATTACAAATGTTTGACCGATACCGCGATGGTATTAATATTTACTTTGATCTTGACGTTTTAATCAAAGGCGATTGTAATCAATTTTTAAGAGACGAGTTGACAGTGTGTAGCGCATGGTGGAGAGATGCCTGGCACACACCATTAAATTCATCAATCTTATCTTGGTCGGGTGATAGGTCAGATGTATATGATGAATTTGCTTCTGACCCAGAGTACTATATGTTTAAGTATAGCAAAGGAATGGATCAATATTTGTACGAAATAAAAAACCCCAATACTTTCGTAAAGGGGTTCTGTTCATTTCAAACTGTGACTGAAGAAACAAAAGATTTTAATGTTTACCTATTCAATCAACGTTATGAATATATGACACAATCAGGTTGGTGGCGTAACTATTTCATTAATTGATTCTGGTGGTGTTTCATTGACTGATTCTATTGGGGTGGATATTTTCTTACTTAATTCTTTTTGATATAACGTACACGCTGCCATGGTGGCTTCCACAATAGTAGTTGCTTTACGAATTGCCGCTTTACCTGTTCTATCTTTACTATTCTTAATTACTTCATTCTCAAACAAATTAAGCTTATAGACAAACAAATATTCTTTAAGTTCTTCTTCATTAAGTTCTCTGAATAAGGTTTCAGCAGTAAGTTTTAATGCAGCACCCCTATCAGTATTGATATCATGAACCAGTCCACGTTTTTTAGCAATGTCAATAACTTGCTTTTCAAATATATCATTCTGTTCACGGATGTGCTTATATGTATTTTCATGTAATTGATCAATACTAATATGAGTAATTAAATCTTGCCAAGCAGCATCTTTTTTATTGGCCTCAATATATTCAACTTGAATATCTTCGCCTTCATCATTACACCAATAGACTTCAACCGTGGTGCGTTCGTTGTTAGAAAAATGAGCTGTGAGTAAATTATAGCCTTGCATTTTTATGTTGCCTTATGATTTATTAATTTTCAAATAATATGTATTTGCAGTCACTGCAGTACCGTTAGGGAATTCTTGAGCACGATAATCATTAGAATTTACAAATCTTGTTTGATAATTACCACTACCGTTTAATATAGTATTAGTCATACCAGAACCTCTATTATTGCCAGTACTATAACTATATCTAATATTTAATCCACTTGCTGCGGCCGCTGCATATCTTACATGATTTTGCAATAATGTATTAAACAGTGAAGTACTAAACACTTGCAAATTGCTATTTGAAGCCGTTACTCTCAATGGTTGAATATAACTACTTGCAGTACCATCGATGCGATACAAATAAAAATTAGTAATTGTTATTGGTTGGTCTAAAGCTTCAGGTATTGCAGCAGCAGTATATAATGAGGTATCTGCACGTGTATCTGTAAATACTGCAGTTGCGCTTACGAGTGTGTGACCACCTAAACCACCAGATGATGTATGAATACGATATGTACCACCTTGGCCACTAGAAGTTAGACTACCCAATGTTAAACTATTTATTGCTGGTTCAATAAATGTATCATACACATCAGTATTTGACATTGGCCTAATGCCACCATTATAATAATAACCAGGATATGATCCTTCAGCACCGGATGTCGGCGCTGATACTGATGCAACTGTTTGGCTTATTTTAGCATAATTGACTGTTACTGTTTGTGGTTCTTGTGTAAGGGATTCTGGTGGATATTCAGCAGCACCATCATCACCACTAGTACCATCACCTGCTCGAGTTAAATATTCACCAGCTTTTTTACGGGTATCAGAAATAGTACCAAGATTGCCGCCTGAAGAAACTACACTTAACGTTACTGATGGGTTTAATGAGTATTGATAAATGGCTTGGCTAATGATATTATTAACTTGACCAGTAGTCATTGTTTTAATGGAACCACTTCCGGCATCCCAATATAGTGGTTGTCTCACTGCCATAATTTAACTTCCAGGACTGTAGATTGTTTTTACAACTGAACCAGCATCATCATAGATAATAAGAGATGTTGCGCTATTAAATTTAGCACTAGTGATAGAACCTGCCGCTATTTTATTTGCGGTAACACCTGATGAGATAATACCAAACTTACCTTCACCAAAATTAAATCCAATGCCATTAGCGCTATCACTAGCAAAAGATTCTTTAACAGCACCAATTAATTTAATAATACCAGTACTGGTGTTATAACTTAGTGATAAGCCTGATGCTGAATCATTATTAATTGATAATCCATTACGAGCAATGGCAAGGATTTCAGCAGAATCGTCAAATGGTGCCACCAATTGTTTTATGGTATTAATAGCATCAACAACGTTACTGTCCCCAGTTGCTAATTGAGCTACATCACCAAGATCATTGGAGATAGTATTCGTTTTTGTAACCAGTGATGATACTGGATCCGATAAATTAATTACTGTTACTGCCATTTTTTTCCTCTAGCATTTTCAATAGAATATTTTTAATATCCGAGATATCATTTTCCAATTGTTCAATCTTGGATTGATTTTTTCTTACGACTGCCTTAGCTTTCCTTGCACTATCTATTTGATTTTTATTTATATTCAAAATAGCACCGGATACCGGATCCCTTACGAGACCCGGAAACCCATCGACTTTAATTAATTTACTCATTATGTTGCCAGAGCAATAATTCTTAAGTCCTTAATCTTTGGAACTCTAGAACTATTAGTAGAAGTCATTACAATCTTAACTTGATATGTTGTGAATGGAGGTAATGTACCACCAATGCCACCAGCCAAGTATTCATATTCTCTATAAGTTGTTCTATCATTATCGGCAGGAAGTTCTGCTTCCTTACCAACCAAAATCCAAGTCTTGTCATCCAAAACATCATCACCTGTGCCTGTTTTGTAGTAAACTTCAAAGTCTGCTTCGGTTGGTCTATTTGCAGACAATAGAATCTTAAGGCCAACACCCGGTTCTTGCAAGGTGACTTGTTTGGTAATATGTTTAGCAGCAGTAGTTCCTTCCGTAGGGTCAGTCTCTGCAACAAATACCAATGGCACATTATAACCTGATGTTAATACAGCATCTTGTTTATCAATCACATTCTCTGTTAAAATAAGTGATGTTCTTTGCAAGTCAATAACTGGTGATACATTAATATCATTCGTCACCAAATCAAGCTTGATTGTTGCTGATTTAGCAGAAGATAAGTATTTTGTTTCACTTGCTCTTGTTAGAATAACTTTAGGTTCTGTTGCATAATTAACACTATTAACTGAGATTGGTGAATATATGGAAGCCTTAGCTCTAGTATTGGTGCCTGTAGTTCTATTTTTAGAACCGGCATACGAACCACCTGAAGTGAATTTAGCACTAGCCGAAACATTGGTTGCTTCAGGCAAAAGAGTTTCAATCACTGGGATATATTCATCAAAATGTGCTTGTTGGGTAACAATAATACCATCGCCACCACCCCGTAATGTAGTATCTGCTTGTGAATCAGCACCGATTGTAAATCCGGTCCAATCAACACCAGTAATAACTCTATTACCATTAATGCTACCAGCAGTAATACCGCCAATACTATCTTCGGCAAAATCAGACACAGTTACAATATCACCGTAGATAAAGCCGTGGCCTTCTAAGTAAATATGTACATCAGAGTCGCCAGTATTGGTGCGAATGGGATTATAACTTAACAATTCTTCTGGTGGTGGGCCATTCTCAAGCAATGCTGTTGCTGTTGATGCAAATGTTGCTTTATGCAATTTAAACATCAAGTCACGTGTTTGGTCAGCAGTCCAAGTAGAAGCATTTTGTGATTGAAACAGTGAGCCCAATGTTGGTTGTCTTGTTACACGAGCAGATGTTGTGCCTAATATAAAATCGTATGTCTTAGCAACATAAACATTATAGGCAGTGCTTTCTGCTTTCAATACAATTGCATATTCTCTACCGGGTGATAAGAAAACAGGCTCATCAAATGTGAATACACTTGGCGCAGCCCTTACTGATGCAATATTATTTGTATTAGCTGGGATATTAATATTGGCAGGCAATAAAGAAGCAGTGCCACCAGGGATAATTTCTTGTGATGGATAACCATTATCAACGGAAACAATTTCACATATCACAGGAATGACTGAATCCTTGGAAGAAAAATAAACACTTGCTTGAGTCAAGAACATACCATTTGGATATTCTACTCTATCAACCATAAAAGTTTGAGCCAAAGGATCACACCACATACCGTTATCAGATGGTGGTGGTGACCACATTCCGGTGATTCGTCTTGTTGACTTATATGTCTTTTGTCTTGTCTCAAGTGTGCCTGTTGATGTGTATAATGCTCTAGTTGAAGTTACAGCACCAGCATCATTATTACCAGAAACATCAAGCATTTTAAATTCACCCTGACCTGTTCTAAATCTAATGCTTGAAGTTGAAGGAATAAAGAATGAACCAATCAATTCACCTGTTGCACTTGAAATTAAAGTCGTGCTACCATCTGGGTGTGCAGTGCTCTTAGAGTACTTGTTACCATAATCGGTATCGGTAGAACTAAAACGTTCAAATGTAGTTTCCTCTCTACACCAATTGGTAACATCAACATTATTAAAGTACGGGAAATATTTGGTATTAGGTCTTAATCCAATAGTCTTAAATTGGACTTTCTTAGATCTCATCCAAGGTAAGACTTCAACCTGAAGTACATCATCAGATACAAGACTTCTAGTTGTAACATCAGTACCAACAAAAGTCCAACCTGACATGGCTGAACCTCTCACATTACTAATAGTACCACCATCCTTAATGACTTCAGTTACGTATCTTGTTTCAATCCATTCATCTGAGGCCGGTGATAGAATGGTATGTCCAGTTTGTGTAATAACAGCAAATGGATTGACATTCATTGTCTCTGTTGCAAGATTCTGATTTACCAATGTATTATTTGTATATGGTAACGTAATCAAATCACCAGTACGTTGAACCGTATTGCTACCATTATCAGAATCATAAACCAATCTAATATTTTTAGCAATAAAAGGTGTATTTAATGTATTATCAACAGGATCAATTGATGATCTATTTCTATTACCGGGTTCGGCAAAAGAAGTATCTCTAAAGTTATCAGCTAAGAATCCTGACTTTGTTCTAGGATTACCAGCAGAATCCAAAACCAATTGGATTGCAGTACTGTTTTCCAATAAACTCAATGTTGTATATTTCTCAAGATTGGAAACTCTTTTCTCAAGTCTGCCAATATCTTGCATCGTATAACGCTTGTGGTCAACAAATGTTGATGTCAAGTCTGAATCAGTAACTGTATATGGATTTAATTCAAAATTATACAGTGCCATTGAACTAGAAGGAATCTGAGGATATGCTGGTTGGAAATCAGGCACACCTTGGATATATTTTATCTCAGCCCTATTTGTTTTAATGTCATTTTCAATTCGTTTAATAACAAGTGTATCACGTCTTGGTAAGTAGTAATCAACATCAACATCAATGTTATTTGTATTCTGAGGTAATAATGAGATATAGTCTTGATCTTCAATATAACTACCACTAGAATCCTGAGCAGGTCTAAAATCCAAAACATCGGTTAGTGAAATAACTTCACCATTGTTTTTACGATATTTTGGAATTTGATTATAGTTAATACTGGCGTAAGAATTTACATTAAAGAAATGACCAGGGTCGTGTTGGAAATGACGATATTGAACATACACATCACCAGTTGGTACAGTCAATCCAGTACGTTCAACTAATCGGCCGAGTGCATAAAGATTATCTCTTTGACCATTGTCTAATATAAAGTTTTCAGTTAAATCTCTGCCGTTGGCATCATTTACTTTTACATTTAGAATATCAATAACATCAGTACGATTCAATGTCAACCAACGCAAACCATTACCATCAGAATCTGCTGCCGTAGGCCATGCTTTAGTCAATGTTTTTGTTACAACTGATTTTGCTCTTACGGTTGGTGTTGAAACATCAACCATAGCAATAAGTTCATATGCTGTTGAGTTTGCAAGGCCTGTAATGTTAACAGTAGTACCTGTTGGTGAACCAGCAAGAGCAAATGAAGCAGTGGTTGCTGAAATGTTACCATCCAATGTTGTGATTATCCAATCACCTGTATCGGTAAATGTTAAACTTGAACCACCAAAACTACCAGCAGATAATGTATAGGTTCCGGAACCACTTGATGTAAATGCGTATCTTCTTTGGACGATAAGACTATTTACAGTAACACCATTGCTCGTCGGCCGTGTATTGGGTAATGGAAATAGGAGTGAATTATTTGCAGTCTCTTGAAGCAAGACAATGCCATCAGTTTGCTCAACATCAAAATATGAACTAGTAGTAAGTCCAATACTTTTAACAGATGCAAAACTTTGACCACTATTCATTTGAATATCAAAGAGATAATGTCTAATTTTACTTTGATTACGTTCAACTGCTCTTACTCTGGCCGTACCGATAGTACTACCACCGTAACCTTTACCTGTTCTTAAGTTCAGTTGTTCAAAGTTATTAATGCCTGGCAAACCACGACATCCACCATCTGAATCTTGATTTACATAATTACCATATTGTGCAACAACATTTTCCCCGACCACCGAAGTATAAGTATAGGCCTTAGGTACTGTGAGTGTTGTAATTGGTGATTCAAGACGATAACCTTCAACATAGGCAACACCGCCTGAGACATTTAAAGTCAAGTTTGAATCATTTAAATCCTCAAACCTTGCAGTGATTGGATTAACAATATAATCACCAGATTCATCTCTAGTGCGTTGGGCCAATAATTCATTAATCTTATTATATTCTGTTGTCCCATTTGCTTCACTTGAAACAACACCATTTACTACTCGAGCAATGAACAAGAAATTGTCTGCTGAATCTACTTCATCCCTTGTGGTAAGTGTAAGCTTAATTCTATAACGATCAGCACCTGGCGCTGCAGTATTGGGTACAGCACCTTGATTATCATAAAGAGCTGAATTATCAGTTGCAGTTACAATGTCTTCTGTAACAAGGAAACCTAAATCAACGGTCGGTGTGCTTGTATATTTACTAATAAAATGTGTTTGTTTTTCAGCAAATACAAAGTGATCTTTGGTAAAATATTCACCACTAGCCACGGCAGCAATGGTACCAGTACCTGTTGCGCCAGATGCTTCCAAAGTGAGCGTATATGTACCATTAGAGATGTCAGTACCGTTTGGTATTCTAATTGTTGTATCACTAGCAGTAGCATCTGCCGTATCAATATACTTAATATAAAGAGTTGCAGGATCACCAGTCAAAGCATCTGCGGCAACAACTTCCAATACTTCAACAGTAATATTGGTGTCGGATGTTACGAACTGCTCACCAACCAAATCAACTGCTGGTAATTGATTAATAGATGTATCAAGTCTTAGATATTCATATCTATTATTTACGGTAACACCACCAGGGCTAACAACAGCACCTTCGTTAAATATGTTACGAGCAAATCGGCCAATCTCTGATTGGATAATAGTTTGAAGTTGTGTTAATTCTCTAGCTTGAAGTGTCTTACCGCTGTTGAATAGAACTCTATAATAGTTATCACTATCGCGGTAATCATCTTTATAGACGTTAGCAAATGTGTTGGAAGTGAATGTCGTTGCCATGTATAATTGCCTTAGAATGTAAGAATAACTTTAATATCTTCAGTTTGAGCAGCATCTCTTAGAATACGAGCTCTATTCTCTATGTATAACAAATCTCCGGACCATGCATCTACTTGACCACCCCAACCAGTACTATCAATAGCATTCACAATTGTTGCTGTACCACCACCATCATCACTAATCGTCTCACCATTACCAAATATACCAAAACCAGTAGTTTCATTTTGATGATAAAATACAGTAGTGCCATTGATTTGATCAATATATGCAGTTGCTGAATCACCAGATAAAATATTATCAATAGCTAGTGTTCCGGCATTATCAACTCTAATTGCTCTTAATGCTTTACCAGAAACTTCATCATATAAATCAGCACTGTCTTTCCATTTGACATTTTTCATCAAAAGAATTTGTCTAAAGTCTTGGCCAACCAAGAAATCACCAGATTCCGTACCTGAAGGCTTGGAAACAACCATAATAGAAGTTGATAACAAATCATTGACTGGATCGTAACCAATGCCGACCATTGGTGTAATAATGGGTCTAGCAGTTGCTGGGGTTGTTGGACTTCCACCAGAGAATTCAATGCTGCTATAAAGATAACCACTACCTAACGAACCACTCTCATCATCCATTTCAATTTTTACAATAGCACCACCACTTACGGTTGCTGTTGCTTGTGCTCCAGTACCATTGCCTCTAAAAATAATGGTTGGTGCACTGGCATATCCTGCACCAGCATTTGTAATTGATACACCCAAAATCTGTCCACCAATAGCCGATTGTTTAATCAAGGCTTGTTGAACTTCAAATGTGTTTAAACCTGGATACCCGGCGGAATCAGCAATGAATTGTGTGGGTAAATAATTTGCGGATAAGAAATTATTTGCCTTTGTTGGACTCAACGCATATAGGAATTTCCATCTATATCCATCGGCCGTTTGGAATGCTTGAGTCTGTGTAACACCAGCATCCGTATAACTAGGTTTCACAATAGAGTTAACGGCAACACCTAAAGAATTACGTCCTTGTTGAAGACATACATATACTTCATTATCCTCTGTAAGAACATAATGTGTATTTGCTGGCACATCTGCGTAAGTATCACTCCAACCAGAGTATACGGTACCGGATGCCCAATTATATCTTGGCACCACAAATGATGCTCCACCAGATGTAATTTGTTTTACTGATTGAAGATTTGCTCTAGCTATTCTTTGTTCTCTTAAAGAATTAACTGGTGTTACAACTGTATCACTCGAGTCGTATTGATCCGATTTACCGACACCAATAAAATAATTATTGGAACCAGTTGTATTTAAAATATCGGTTAAGAGTGTCTCTGCCGCTTGTCTTCTCAGTGTATCAGTAATAATTGCTGCCATTTTTTATTTCCTGTTATGCTATTGTTGCGCCGTAATGACCTGACACATACCAATTTGTTCCATCCCAAACAAGTGTTGCGGCATCATATTGATCCAAAGCAACCGTAGTGCCTTGTGCAAAACTTGCTGGTGTGATAGTTGCTATACCAACGCCTTTATTGGTAAAGATTTTAGACTCACCAATTGTAGTACCATTTGCTAATGTAACGGCCAGTGCCGTAGCTTTATTACAGATGATGTATGATGTTATTGCCGATGCGGCACCGTTGGCTGTAATTTCTGTAGATGAGAATGCAATTTTACTAACTCGAATTGCACCAGTACCCTTTGCATCAAGTCTCAAGTTGATATTAGTATCACCACCAGTTGCACTAATAATAGCTGGATTGCCAGTCGAATTATTTGAAACAGTAATCTCGTTTACCGCAGAAGCAATAGTAGCAAATTTAATTAATTCATTACTATTTGCATCATTAATTGTCGGCGTCGTGATTGTTGGCGTACTAATAGTAGGACTTGTAAGAGTTTTATTAGTCAACGTTTGTGTTGCTGATGTAACTACAATTGTGCCACTGGCATCAGGAAGTAGAATGACTCTATCTGCCGTTGGATTAACCGCCGCCAATCTTGTTTCAAATGCATCAGTACTTGAGCCTTCAAATGCAATTGCGCTATCCTCTAAAGAAATTTGAGAATTAAGTGAATTACTATCACCAATCCAATTGAAAAGTTCTATAAAGTTACTATTAATCTTTTGGCCGGCAGCACGTAGAGTATCACCAGTGCCATCATTGGCAGTAGAACCTACGTTAATACTTTGTCTTGTCATATCTTATTCCAGTTGAATAAATCAATTTATATTTATATTAGTAAGCTGAATCACTAAGATAACGGGTAAACATATCATTATCCATTGTTTCCAATGCCAATGAGAAGTCAGGTCTTGTTATATCAGAATCATCAAATGTGAATGAGTTAGGTATCACCAATTCGCTAATTGTACTATAGAAACCATCCAACTTACTTGTTGTTAATGAGCTATAAGAACCAAGTGGTTGAGATACATTGAATCTATAATCATTAATTGCATCATTATTTGAATCCCACAAGGCAGTTGTTTCTGTAAATACAGTGCCTAATGTAATAAAACCTTCTGATGATAGAACCAAAGGTGTTACCGGTATTGCTAATGGGTCTTCACTTATTGATGTTAAACCAAAAGCTTTTTCTGTCTGAGTAATAACCTGACCCTGATAGTAAAAACCAGCAGGATGTACAAATTTTAAATATAAATCACGCCAATCAGCAGTTGAGAATGGTGTTTTAATTAATAGTGAAAAAGTCTGATATAAGGCATTATCTTGAATAAATTTTAATGAATCATATCCAACTTTTGAATCACCAACAGTGAACAGACTTTGTTTTGGATATTCAACAACAACATTCTCACCAAAGAATCCTCTAAAGAATCCTTCGATTGATGCAAGAGAACCTTTTACTCTATAAAACTTAGCTAATAGAGATGTCATCAATCTTGGATTATCAAAGAAAGCAGATGATTTTAAACCATTACCAAATTCTTCAATAAGAAAATCCAAATTATCGACTGATGTTTGTTCAGGATCTCTAGAAACAAATAAACTATTGATCTGAGTCTTAAATGACTGTCGATTCTCACCTTCTAGATATTCATAGTATTTCTCTAAAAATAAAACTAGATTGGGATATGATTCTTCAAAGTACTCGGGTAGTACTTCTCTAACTTTACTTTTAGAGAAACTTAAGTTTCTTCTATCTAAATCTTCTACTGCATTAATCATGAGAGGACATTAAGAGTATTTTGATAATCAATTTGAGCTTTTGCGTATGAAAGGCCTGCATCAATATCTATAATATAATTTCTCAATGGTCTAATTGTTGATTCATTGGCAGGTACTACGGAAATTTTAATGATATCATTCGTCGCTGCTTCAGGATTAAATGCAATCAATTCGACTTTACCTGTAGATGGTGTATATGAACCAATGTTATCAATAATGATTTCTTCTGAGATTGATTGGACCTGCAACACATTGGTCCCAAGCTTATTTCTAATTACAGCAGTTTGGCCCAAATAATCAAACCTTGATGACGTAACAGTATACGTTGATATGCTTGGTTCAGCTAGTGTTACTGGGTATGATATCACAAAATTATTAAGAGCACCAAATGTTGGTTGAATTCTCAGTTGTAATTTAACATCCATTCTAGAGTTAAGAATAGCAGGACTTAAATTATCAATCAGTGTTAATAGTGATGATCTTCTAAATACTTTATTAAATTTCTTTAACTGTGTATTAAAATAATTCTGAATTGTATCGGTTACGTTACCTTCTGCTGTTCTAATTGTAATATTAGTCTGGTCTGGATCAAAGTTAAACCGAGTTGTAAGTTCAAGATAAACAGTCAATGGATCCGAGAATACGGTATCAATCGACATAATAGCCAAGTTATTGGTTAAATTAGTAACAATTGAATCTTTAATAGTTTGTTTTTGATCTGCAGTAATACCATCAACAAACTGTAAACCCACATAGGTTCTGCCGTAAATTGGTGGTGTATTATCTTGTCCACCCCAAGCAATAACATCAGATACGGAAGACGAATAATTAGCTAATATTTGAGCTCTATAATCCTCTGCAGTAACCATCCGTTGTTGTGAAGCAAAAGCAATTGATGCATTTTGTTTGATTGACGAAATGGATTCATTTATATTGCCACCATTGGAAGCAGAAATTGTAGTTGTAATAAGTGGGTAATCAATACCACCCACAAAAACATCATTCTGTGCTGTAAAAATATCAGCACCATTTGCATCAGATCCACTAGTAGCCAAATATGTAACTACTATCTTATTGCCTATTGATGGTGCATTACCAAGAACACTACCATCACCAAAAATCATTTCAAAGTATCCATTAGGTACTTCTTTTATTTGATATAGGTAACTTGATTCATTAATTCTAATTGCTTTATTCAGATCTGAGTAAATAGTATATGACGTACTAGTAGTTGTATCATATACATTAACAGAAACCGTTGATGTATCAATGTCTTTATCTGGTATTACATAGACTTGTTGATCTGAAGTATCACCAACAATAAATGTTTTTGTGCGTATAACACCTTCGGCAATTTCCAAGTTGGGATTATTATTTTCATCAACAAAGGTATATCCACCAGAACCATCATCGGTAGCAATATAACCTTCAATTGTTTGAAATTGGTATGAACTACCATCAATTGATGTATTAAATTTAGTAAATGCCGGAATCGTAATAATATTAGGTCTGGCTGGATCGGTAACAAGCATACTCAAATTTACAGTAGCTCTTGATGCCGTCTTAGATCTAGGTGAATACCCAAGCATTTCAGCATGTGATACAACAGATGATCTCAACTGTGCTGAATTTAAGAATGTTTCATTCAATGCAAAGTTTGCAATGAGTCCATTCATATGTGTATTATATGCCAAAACATCCAAGATATTTGATAAACCAGATGCTTCAAAATCATAGTCAGCAAATTCACTCTGCTGCCTAAAATAAGCAGTTAGGTTTGCTTTAATATTATTAAAATCTAAATCTGATGATTTAATGGTTGATGCCATTTATCTTGTCCTTGCTAATGAAACTTCGACTGAAGCTATCTCTGATGTTGATACAATTTGAAACACCACTGTTACCTTGGCTTCGTATGAATCCGGGAAAATATAAACCTGAATATCCAATACTCTAGCACGTGGTTCATAGTTTTCAATAGCAAGAAGAATATGATCCTTAATATCTTGCTCATCAAATTCCGTTGATAATTCAAATAGGAATTTATTTAATTCACCACCATAATAAGGTTGAAATGGCTTTTCCGTTCTATTGGTAAGCAATAAATTTTTAACGGCCTGTTTGACAGACGCCGCATTTGTTTTTTTATAAATCTCACCAGTCGTCTTATTCGTAAAAGATAAATCAATATCTTTATAATCTCTTTTACGTGCTACTAGAATAGATCTTGTAGCAAGACTTCCGTCCTCGATTGAAAAAGCTTTTGTAACCATAAGTAGTATTTATTAAACTTCTAATATTTCTACAAGCTCATTTGTACTTTGTACGTAATTATTGAATGTAGTTTCGATTTTATTTGCATATGTTACTGCCCAAGGTGGTCTAATCTCCGGCATAATGATTGCAATTTGTGCATTCAATTCACCCGTTGGATCATATGAATCATAATCCAAAATAAGCTTATCAAACTCAATGTGATCTTTCAAGAATACTGCTAGTTCAAATGTCTTTTCTGCGGCGTTATTACCTTCTTCATCAATGAGTTCATAGACAACACACTGACCATTTGCCATATAATGATTTGTACTACCAATGTCAAGAATCTCACCTGGTGCTGGACGATATAACCCCTCAGCAACAACAAGTCTATAATCAGCAAACTTACCAGTAATATCATTGGCAACAACTCTAATTACTTGAGCTTGTAAATAATATTGTTTGGCCAATTTAAGTCTTTGTGTCTCATCAATAATATG